ATAAGGCTCTGGCATACTCTACAGCGAGTTTCTTTGTACCCAGCGTCTTTTATAGATACCAGGATGCAAACCAGGACGTCACCACCCAAAGGATTAGCTTCGGCGGTAGTTCCAGGGCCATTGACTACTTCGATGTCCTGAAGTCGAGGCGCGGTCTGGGGAAAATAGCTGCCTGGGTCTTTGAGAAGATGCCGTTTAGTCCCTACGAGAGGGCTGAGATTTCCTTCTACTCTGCCGGCGAGATAGTGCGTAACGAGTTCTGGAAGGCGCTCTCGCCTAAGGCACTAAAGCAGGGCAAGGGCTTTGAACTGGCAAGGCATTTGGACCTACTTACCGGCATAAGCGACAGTCAAGCTGCCGGCGTGCCTCTATCAATGAGGCAGGTGGAGTCATCCTTCATGTGGTTTGCCCCGAACTATACCAGAGCTTGTCTATCACTTGTGGCTGATGTCTTCAGGGGCGGTTATACGGGAGCTCAGGCGAAGCGGGCATTAGGTGGTGTGCTGGGTGCTGGCGTGGCCTACTACATCGGTATTCAGTTTGCAATAGCCATGCTTTCAGACAAAGACGAAGATGATGCCTGGGAAGCCGTGAAAGAGGGTCTGGGCATTGAGGAGGACCCGATAACCGGCGAGGTTACCTGGAGACCGACAGGTAGATTTATGACTCTAAAAGTGGGCAATTACTTCTTCGGTATCGGTGGCTTCTGGTATGGGCTTGTCAGGCTGTTCGGCAATATCAGTGCGTGCATCAACGAGGTTGGAGAGAGAGAACGGATAGACCTGATTAGGATTCTCGACCAGGGTGACATTAACAGGGACAACCCCTTCGTATATTGGTGGTATAGCCGTTCTTCCCCGATAGTGGGGACTGGACTTGAGCTCTACAACGGCAGGGACTTCCTGGGCTACCCGATTGAAGGCGCTGCCGGCTATGCCGAATATCTAATGACAAGGTTCGAGCCTATCTGGATGGAGCAGGGTATTAACTGGATGATCCCCGGAGCCGTGAGGGATTACGAGATACCCGAGGACGAAGCGAGGGCTGCCGTGCCTATCTTTGAGATATTCGGGTGGAGAACCTTCCCCGAGTCTAGCTGGGTGAAGTTTTACGATAGGGTTGAAGACTATATCAAGCAAATACCTTATGATGAGCTTGACCCCAAACAGATAGACGCCTGGCAAGAGGGCAAGCTGGGCTGGAAAGAGCTCACCCGTAAGCAGCAGCAGGACCTACTCCGAAGATACCCCGATTTGGCTGAAATGTATGAGGATGCCCTGAATGACAGCAGGATCAGAGATTCAGGGGTTTGGAAGGCATACACCGAAAGGATAGACGAAGAGCGGGCAATCTACTATGAGAGGATTGACGAATACACCCGCAGATTGCTCGATGGCGAGATTGACACCAGGGAATACCGCGACCTCTGCTCCGAGGCTGGACAGAACTATGGGGCTATCATGGAACACATGGAGCGAGACCCAGCTTATGCGGAAATCTACGAATACTTCGATGATAAAGAGGCTGAGGGCGTAAAGTATGAGTTTCGCTGGGACCTGGCCTATGCCGAATATAACTCTCAGATAAGGTTTGCCGATGACCCTGCCATGTATCTGCCCAACGGCGACTATAATTGGGACGAAAGAGACAGGCGAATCGCAGGCTTCATTGATAAGTGGGGCGTTGACCTCTATAACGAAATCCAGGACTACATAAATACCGAGAGGGAAGAGAAGGGGCTCAACCCTGTGTGGGTCAGGAAGGGGCAGGACTCCGAGAGGCTAAGCCGTGAATACTGGAACTTGCCCTACCAGCCGGTCTACCAGATGACCGAAGAGGACTACGATGAGGGGAATATCCCTGCTCAATACTACCCCTTGTGGAAGCAGTACCAGGCCCTAGCGGACGAAGATAAAGAGGGCTTCCTTGAACTGCACCCCGAGCTTTCAAAGGACTGGCGGGCTGAGTATCGCAGGAAGCATCCGGAAGAGGACGCCATGCTTGCCCTGTGGGGTTACAGTGGGAAGATTCAGTCAATGGAAGCCTATGACTACCTGAGACAGTGGAGCAAGAAACTCGGCATACCGATGTCTCAAATGGGGCTGGGGCTTCCCCCTCAAAATCTCATAGAAGACTACTTTGGCTACAATCAGGTAGCCACAGAGTTCAGTGGGAATAGCGCCGAAGCTAAGCTGTGGAGATTAGAGCATCCTCAGTTTACCGAATGGGCGATGGAAGAGTGGGGTTGGGAAGGCACGGAGGACTACAGGCCGGTCGAGTATTACCAGCTTCAGGTCAAGTGGCGGGAGAAGGAGACCGAATACAACGCCATTGAGGGAGATATAGCGAGGCAGGAATTCCTTGACGCTAATCCCGAATACTGGTCTGCCAGACTGACTATGCGGGCTATGGACTATGAAGTACCTGAAGATTACATAGCCCTCTACGTTGAATACTACAAGATGCCTGCTGCCGGCTATGACCAAGAACGCTTCCTGATGGAGCATGAGGACTACTACAACGATGTGTGGCTGGACGTTCTGGGCAACCAGCCGAAGGACTTTAGCAACGTTCCCACGCTGGAAGAGGAGAAGCTACTTGATTACTATGACGGCTTGCCGACCGGTACTCCAAGGCTTCAGGCACGCTGTCAGGACCCGGACCTGGATGCTGCCCTTGTGAGAATAAGGGGGCTCACGCCGGCATACGGGACGAACAGATGTAGTTAAGGGTCGTTGGGAACGCCATCGCCTTAAAGGATGGCAGCGAGCCTCGGAAAATCTTTCACATTCTGAGGCTTTTTCATTTAGGAGGTAAACAATGGACGGAACTGAAAATCAGGGGGACACTCTTCAGCCTGGAGAGGGTGGACAGTCTTCTCCTGAAGACACTCAGGGAACTTCAACGGACAAGGCCAAGACTTACACAGAGGAGGATGTCAACAAAGCGGTAAACGATGCTCTTGCTCAGGCCGGCAGGGACCACAAAACGCTGGAGACTAGGCAGGCTGAGCTTGATGCCCAACAGGAATCTGTCAAGACGGGACTCGCCAAGATAGAGGAATGGGAAAGGCAGCAAGACGCAGCCGAACTAGCGGAGGCACAGAGGGATCCTGCCAAGATGCGGGCATACCAGGCTAAGCAGGTTGAGAAAAACCGAGCGAAAAGCCTGGATGAACGCGAAGCTGCCTTAGCCAAGCGAGAGCAAGAAAGTAACCGCAGAGAGGCTGAGCACTCAGAAAAGGTTAAGGCAGCCCAGGAGGTCACGATGGGAATGAAGCTCTACGAAATTGCAGCACGGCATAACCTGAACCCGGAAGACCTCAAGAAAGACATGAAGGACCTTAACCTGACTACTGAGGCTCAACTCGAAACACTCGCGAAACGGCTGAGCACTACGGGCCAACGACCACCGGAAGGCGAAACCAAGGGCGGGGAAAAGCCGACTACTCCTGTATCTGTGCCGACGACTGGCGGGCGAACCGGGAAACTCTCTCCGGAGCAGTTTGAGAAACTGTCTCCCGAGCAGAAGAAAGATTACCTCGACAAACAATGAGGTGAAAAGTGGGTAACACATTTTTAACCCCTACCAATATAGCCGACATGGGGCTACTGGCTCTTGAGGCTAATATGGTAGCGGGAAACCTTGTCTACCGGGGGCATGACAAGGAATTCAAGAAAGGCACTGGGGACACAGCCAAGGTGCGCCGACCGGCTACCTTCACAGCCATTGAGTTCGATGGCGACCTGACCGGCCAGTTCCAGGACATCACCGAGGGTTCTGTTGATGTGAAGCTGGATAAGATCTTCACCGTCCCGTTCGAGCTTACACAGAAACAGGCTTCGCTTGATGTCAAGGACCTGAATGAGCAGGTGATCGAGCCGGCTGCTAGGGCACTGGCAGACAAGATAGACAGCTATATCCTGGGCTTCTACCACACCATCCCCTATTACCAGGATGTGAGCGGGACTCCCGCCATCGGGGATATAGCTGGCTGCCGTAAGGTCCTCACTGTCAACAAAGCCCCAACCGATACTCGGTTCGGCATCCTGGGTCCAGATACCGAAGTCAAATACAACGTCTTGGACGCCTTTGTTCACGCTGAGAAGCGTGGCGACACGCGGGCTCTGAAGGAAGGCTCGATGGGACGGCTGTATGGGATTGACTGGTATATGGGCCAGAATGTCCAGTCGCACAGCAAGGGCACGGTAAGCACTGCCGACAAAATCACCCTCACCCAGACGGGTGATGTCCTGAACATCGAGGCAGTTACCGATACCTGCACGGTGATGAAGGGCGACATCATCAAGGCTAGTGACGGGCAGGAGTTCACCATTCTGGAGGACTCCGGGGACATCACTGCTGGCAACAGCAAGGACCTGTCCCACCACCCGGCGGTTAGCGCCGATGTCGCGCAGGAGACCATCACTGCCGTCCACGACAACCACAAGGCTAACATCGTGGCTCACAAGAACTGTTTTTGCCTGGCTACCGCTCCACTGGCAGAACCGCTCGGCGGGGCCAACGCTTCGGTTAGAACCTACAAGGGTCTGGCCTTGCAGGTGGTCTTCTCCTTCAACCACAACGCACTGAAGAATGTGGGCACCATGTCCATACTCTGCGGTGTCAAGACGTTGCAGGAAGAGCTCGGCATGCGACTGGCCGACTGAGCTTAGGGACCTCGGACAACTCTCAGAGGGGGAGGGGGCTTTCTCCCTTCCCCCTCTCCATTTAAGGAGGTAAACATGCCTGCTGAAAGCGAAGCACAGAAGACGATGGCTTGTATGGCACTTGGCTACAAGCGTCATGGTGAAAGCGCCTTGAAGAGCGCCAAGAACAAGAAGCCTGTCATTGATATGGCAAACTCCATGACCGAGGAGCAGCTAGAGGATTACTGCCTTCAGCCAGTCAAGAAGTAGGTAAATCATGGCTAAGGACCGCGATGCGATAAAGACTATAGCTCGGAGGCTACTGCACGATGATATTGCCTCTTCCGGAGTTAGCCCGGATGTCCCGCCTGATGTGCTGGACATACACATAGACCAGGCACTTGTCGAAGTTTCTCAGGCTTGCCCTTATGAATACCGGGAGACTGTGGTCAGCACTGGCTCCAAAGAGATAGACATTAGCTCTATCGAGGGCTTGATAGGGGACAAGGTAGAGAGAGCCGAGTACCCGGTTGGCAACGACCCCCCCGATTACTGCAATGTTGAGATCTTCGGCAACGTTCTCAGGCTGGTCCTTGACAATGCACCTACTTCGGGGAAGGACATCTACCTGTATTGCTATGAAGTCCACCAGTTGACGAAATCAAAGTCCACGCTATCCCTAGACCTGGAACGGGTGTTGATTCAGGGGGTCATGGCCTATGCTGCGATGGCCTGGCTGAATGAAATGCGGGCTCAGGTGGTGCCTGCCTCTCTGAAGTGGTATGAGAATTGGGCGAACAATCACTATCTCATTTACCAAAAGGGGCTTGATGAGATAGCTCCATTGAGGGCATGGGAGTTTTAGCATGGCAAAGGCGATAAGCACAAGCTCAGGGCAGAAGGTTATTGGGGAGACGGTCATTAGGAATCTGAATTGTGAGAAATGTCACATTCCCCGTGAGCTGATTGAGTGGGAAGATGGCAATACTCGCCAGTGCCCTAAGTGTGGCGGTAATGTTGGCGAGTTTGTTGTCAGGTTTAGCTCTCTCGATGCCGAGACTCCCTGGGGGCAGAGGTTTGAGGCTGCCAGGATTAAGTATGCCATGCTCCACAAATACGACAAAATACCCTCATTCCTGCGGACCGGCAAGTGCTTTTTCCTTGTGAAGATAACAGCGACATTGATACTCGAAAGAAAACTCAAAAAGGAGGTGAACGCTAATGGCTGAACGCTGTATACCGACTGCGCTTTTGTTTGAGAGTGTTAGCAAGCTACTCAAAGGTGATGCCCCAGCGACACTCGGGTATCTGAGCCTGTGCGGTGAGGATATGTCAACCTTCGATGTGGACACCACGGACTTCACCGATGAGCTCACCAGACAGGCAGTGACGCCCACGCTGGAGACCACGACCAAGCCCAATGACACTGTGGTTTGCACTAAGACAAGCTGGGAGCCTGGCGCAGACACAATCTATGGCGCCGGCGTGTTCACCGGCTTATCGGATGCCACTCTTCAGGCCTTCCATGAATGGGCTACATCGGTGACATTCGAGACTGGCGACAGTGTGGACCAGACCATCAAGATACAGAGCAAGCAAGGGAGCTGACAGCAGGGGCAGTGCAAAGCTGCCCTTATAGGAAAAACTCATGGCATTTACAGCTAGGACGGAAACATACTTTGACGCTGATTCATTAAGTTCCCCCTATGATGCTGCTGTTGATAAACCATCGGGGACTTCTGAAGGCGACATACTCTTTTGTCTCATTGGCATCAGGTATGAAACAGTTGATTCTGTGCCTAGTGGATGGAATCTACTGGCTAGTAATACAGGTAATTCAGACAAATACTATCTGTACTACAAAATAGCAGGTGCTAGTGAGCCATCTTCTTATACTTGGAGTTTTACTGGTAGCGACCAAATTCGCATGGTTTGCAGCTGTTATACCAGTGGAGACTTTGATGCCTCTGACCCAATAGATGTAGTTTCCAGCACGGAATATAGGTCATACAACGATACGCTCCGTGCTGCCTCAATGAGTGTGACAGCAGATAATTCCCCGCTTGTGTTTTTGGGTGGTGTCTATAATGCATCTACTTCTGTAACATTTACGAAGCCAAGCGCTCCGACTAGCGATTGGGTGGAAGACGATGACGCTGGCAGTTCAGGTTCAGATTTTTGGATGACAGTTTGCTCTATGATTTGGACAGGTTCTGGTGCTACTGGCGATATGGATGCCGGTATGTCAGGATCAACACTAGCGAAGCACGCCTTTGCTGTAGCACTAAACCCTACTAGCGCTGCGCACTATGAACGCTCAGGGACGGCATTGCTGGGCTTGCTGGCAACTAGTTCAAAGACTTGTGCCTATAGTAGAAGCAGCACGGCACTCCTGGGGCTAGTAGGGGCTGGAACTAAAGCTGCTCACTACGTAAGGGCTCAAACGGCCTTGCTCGGATTAAAGACTACTGCAAGCAAGGCGATGGCTCTTACCAGGTCCAAGACTGCCCTGTTTGGCCTGGTAGCCACAGGGTCAAAGAAGATAGCCTTGACCCGCACAGGGACCGCACTCCTGGGCTTGAACGCTACCGGCATAATGTCTACTGCCCAGCATTACATCAGGACGGGCATTGCTTACTTGGGGCTGGTAGCCACAGGCACAAACTCAATCTCGCTCAGCAGAACCGGCACGGCTATGCTGGGCCTGAAGACTACAGCCACAAAGAAAATCGCAATCATACGAAGCGGGACGGCCTTGCTCGGGGTCAAGGTGACTGGATTTTGGACTGGCTTAGGAAGGCAGTTAGTTATTAAAGTGGTTACCCTGCAACATCGAAAAATAAAGGTTCAAACAGCACAGCCCAGGCTTCTGGCTGTGCTCACTTCCCAATATCGAAAGATAAGGACACTGCTATTAGGAGAGTAACATGGAAGTAATCGCAAAGTATCTGGCAGGTGGGACGATCTGGGTCAGGGCTTACGTCTATAACCAGAAAACCGACGCATTAGAGGACCCTACTTCAATCACGCTAACACTCGAGGACGCTGATGGCGAAACAAAGGTGGATGACTTGGCTATGACGAAGGACGGCGAAAACACCGGCGTCTATGACTACTTCTACAATACCGCGAGCGATAGTGCCGAGGGGTGGTGGAACGGAGAAGTGTGGTCCACCGATGGAACAGGGGAGACTGCCAAGAAGAGCTGGGCTGAGTTCAGCGTTGAAGTCAAGAAGGGGCTATGAGAGGTTTATCAAGTAGCCTAGAGGCTGCACAGAAGGGCTTAGCCGTAAATGCCCTCTATAAAATCGTCCTGACTAAAGGGGCGACCACCTATACCTATGACCGGACAAGGATCCTTCCCTCTTCACATGACGAAGAGACATATTCTCACCGGGCTACGATTGTTCTCCACAATCGCGATGGGGCACTGGACGATATAGACCTCAAGGGCTTCAAGGGAGTGCTCTCATACGGAGCGATCACTACTGACGGCGAGGAGTATTCTGCCACTGCTCCCATGTGGGCCATAGACCAGCAATTCGACTCCGACCCGAACAAGCTGACCTGTTCCCTGGAATTACGGGGTGCCCTTGACCTGATGGCTGACGACCAAGCCTGCCAGAGCTACATTCCAGAGGACGATGATACCAAGACAGTGAAGGACCTGGTAAACGGTGTTCTCGCTGCTACTCTGGACTGTTTCGGGCACTGCGCGCCCTTCGATGTGGTATGGGATACTGGCTATGACAGCCTGGCTGATACCTATAAGCCGAAGGGCGGGTTCAGGGTCTATGTCGGCGGTAACAGACTGGCTGCCCTAAGGCGATTGCTGGACTACACTTCCAATATAGCCCGATGGGAAGCTGATGGGAAAGTTCATATCCTGAAGCCAGTCACAACTGGTGAGACCTACGATTACGAATACTCGCTGGACAAAGCGGACCACAAGTTTTTCTCCAAAGCCTACAGGAACACCCTGGTCATCCCCAACAGAATCTATGTCATATCCTACGAGGATGATGACCCTTCTTATCTGGGCGTGGCTTCGACTGACGATTACAGTTCGCTGCCAGACGAACTAAAGAAGATAGGCTACATTCAAGCCAAGCTTGAAAGCAACAATCAGGCCGATAGCATTGCTGAAGCGTTGATCGCCAAGGCCGAAATGTGGAGCAAGAGGGGTGCTGCCGAAGTCCCGTTGAATGTGGGGGCTGAGGTATTTGACTATGTGAAAGTAACCGACTCCCGGCAGGGCGACCAGAGAACCGGGAACCTCGGCTATGTTCACAGGAGATTTGGGCAAGATAAATGGACGATGACCTTCGGATTCGGGAACTGGCTCGAGGTCCTGAGATATCGGGAATTGCTCAACAAGCTAGAGACCTACACTGACCAGGGCAATTACTTCCCCCGACTGGAAGTGGGTGCTCTCTATTCGTATTTGGACGATATAAGGGACGGACCCGACCTCTATATTCGCCAGAACTACCTACACCTGGATGCTACCGGCGTTTATGTGTCGGAGAACACCCTGTACGCTGTGAGGGTGCCGGGCGAGGCAGAGCATAACTTATGGAAGCAGGACTCAGCGCCGACAGCGGAAGAAGCTGGCGACTTCTGGCTTGATACGAACTACACGCCCAACAAGGTGAAGATATGGGACGGCGATTCCTGGGAAGAGGCCACGGCTGAGGAGCTAGAGGAATTCGGCAGGGCGACCATCCTGAGACGGCTTAAGTCCGTGGCACTCACGGCAGATGGGCTGGTTGTTCTGGACCAGGTTCAAGAGGGCACTTATGGGCTGGTAAAGGCAACCGCTATCTCGGCTGGGAAAATCCTGCTATCAGAGACCGTCAAGGACGGGAAGTGGTACGAGCAGAGCGGGGTAGTGCTGGACGCTACCTATGGAATAAGCATCTACGGCGGCCAGGGCGTCAATGCCTTCAGGACGTTTGCCGATGCGGACACATACGCAGCGGGGACTCCAGTTCTTGTGTATATCGGGACGGACGGGAAGCTGTGCATCAACGGTGAAAGCACGCTACGCTTCTACGATGACACGGATTACATTGGGTGTATTGGTGTCGGCGACAGTGGAGAGATTGTGTTCACGTCGCAAAATAGCAACGATATGGTCTTTGAATCCGAGAAGGACATCATCTTTTACCCTACACTGAACGGCTACGTCAAACCAGCGTCGGACAATAATACGCGATTGGGTAGCACGGCCAAGCAATTCTACGGCGGCTACTTCAAGTCCAGGCTGAAAATCCCTGAAGGAACGGATCTCTACGATTAGAAATGGCCGAATGTTCAACACAACCTAGCGGCTCAGGTACGGAACAAGACCCTTATATCATAACCGATGTTTGCGAACTGAATTGGATTCGCAATGCCCTGAGTGCCTATTATGAACTGGGCAATGATATTGACGCATCGGACACAGGTAATTGGGACAGCGGACAAGGCTGGACGCCGATAGTCGGTTTCAGTGGAAGTGTGGACGGGAAAGACTATTCGATAAATAGCTTGTATGTCGACCGCAGCATAACTGGTGCTACTTCATCTTGGGGGGTTGGCTTATTCAGGAATCTCAGTGCCGGTGCCGCAATCTCCAACCTTAGTATTCTCAAGGCGCACATTGAAGGCTCTTATTCTGGTACTGGCCATTCAGCACACATGAGTGGTGGCATCCTGGCAGCATGGGTTGATTCCAATTCCGGGAATCACACTGAGATAGAATATGTTTTTACCTCTGGTATTGTCAAAGTAGACTCGACAGTACCATATCCGGGAAGTGGCAACCAACCACAGGTTCATGCTGGTGGGGTTGTGGGACACATGACAACTTATGGGTATTTGAGGAAATGCGCCTCAACAGCAAATGTAACTACCTCTTCTTATGAATCTAGTTGGGCATACGCTGGTGGCCTTGTGGGACGCATGTATGATGGTGGAGCTTTATACAATTCCTATGCAAGAGGCTCTGCAACCGCTATAGGTACTGACCTATGGGAAGAGGAAGGAATCTATACTTATGCATGGGCTGGTGGATTAGTTGGTGAAGTAAGAAGCGTTGATAACTGCTATTCCACAGGAGTTCCTTCAGCAAGTGGGGCTCGTCTTAACTATATTGGTGGCTTTTCGGGACGCTCTGGGAATGGCACAATCAATGATAGTTTCTGGGACACTGAAACTAGTGGGTACGCTACTGGATGTGGAGAGGGAACTCCCTCTGGCAATGGTCCAACGGGTAAGACCACGGCCCAAATGAAAACGCAGTCCACCTTCACTGATGCTGGCTGGGACTTTACTACAGTATGGAACATTGACGCTGACTATAATAATGGGTATCCCATTCTCCGAGACCTTCCTTTCCAACCCAGTCTGTTCGCTGGCTATATCTGGATAGAAGGAACCAAGTTTGCATATACCGATAGTAGCCGTACCAAACGCACACAAGAAGGCACGAAATCAGGTGCCACAGGGCAAACTGCTGGGCACCTGTGGGTAGAGGGCAATGATCTCAGGTACATAGATTCTAGCGGCGATGAGCGCTACATCACAGGAACCCAGGACGGTGCCACAGGCCAGACGGCAGGGCATATGTGGATTGAGGACACAAAATTCAGGTACATCGATTCGTCCGGGAATGAACGGTATATCGAAGGTTCAACATAGGAGGTATATGGACATACAAAAGGAACTAAAGGAAGCCACACAGAAACGGGCGCAGTTGGTCCAGGAGATCAACCAGCTTGACCAGCAGAAGCAAATTCGCGTCCAGGAAGCTCTCAGGCTGGATGGCGAAATCCGGGCACTGGAGCGCCTGACAAAAGAGAAAGATGGACAAACCAGATCTGACTGAAAAGTACGAGGCACAACTTCAAGCCTTGTTCAACCGGATGCACAACGACGGCATACCCTATGAGACTGTGCATTTCCTAGCAGAGAACGCTGTCAAGAACCTCGAAATGCAAGCCAGGGCAGGAAATTACCTCGTAACAGGCTGTGA